TCTATCCATTTGATTGCGTTGCTCTTCAAGCTGGAATTTAAGCTGATTTTCTTGTGCCTGGTACTCTTGTTTAGCCTTTTCAAGCTGCATTTGCATCTGCATCTTAGCTTGTTCAAGCTGCATATTCGCCTGCATTTTTGCCTGCTCCATTTGACCTTGCATTTGAAGTTTTTGTATCTCTGGTGGCGGTGGTTTTGGCTGACCTTGCATCTGTTGTGCTTTAGTACGCATTTCATCAGCAGTTTGGTCAATAATTCCTTCCAACTGCTTGCCTGCTTTGAACGCTGTTACGCCAAACTTAAGCATTTCCATCGCCATAGGAGCTAATTCAGGCTGTGCTTGAATCATAGGGACTGCTTGTTGCATAAATCCACTCATTGCTTGCAAGAATTGCATCCTATCAGCTTTTTCTTGCTGCTCATCTTGGTAAATCATTGAGTCAGAAGTGACTTCTATGCGGAAATTCTTAGAAGCCTCATCACGCAATAACGCTAAAGCCTGTGGAATGTACTGTTGGTCTTGCGGACTTAGTTGCATTGCACCAGAAATCTTCACTAAGGTGTCATCGGTGAAATGATTGCAAATAATCTGCGCTTTTATGGACAACAAGCTAGTGGCAAAGTCTACTACTGCGTGTTGCATTGTCTTTAAGCGACCAGCAGCGTTATTAGACTTAATAATTTGTGCGCCAAGAGTTTCATTAGGGTCTGTTTGACCTCTTTGAATGTCAGCAATACCCATTAATTCATAGATTTGACCCTTAACTTGCTCCATTGCTTGATAGCAAGATTGCAAAGCGCTTGCAAAAGGAGTTATATCGACTAAATCAATAGCCCCTTTCATGCCTTGTTTTTCAGCAAAAGCCATCCAGTTACTTACTGGAATCATGGTGTTGTTTTCGCCTTCAGAGAACAGTCGTTGTAGTTCGCTGGCTGATGCATCGTAAACGCCTCGCACCTTCAAAGCGTTAATAAGTCCGTCAATGCGGTCACAAAGAGCGTCTAATTCTCTTGCCTGGTCTTGGTAAATGACGAAGTCAGGAATTGGCTCAAGGCTATCAGTTGTAAGGGTGCTGTATAAGGGTTTAGGACAAGGCCAAAAGTTCTCCAAGCCCAATGGGTCATCACGCTCATCCAATATCTTTCCGAGTGACTTAGAAATCCACAGTACTTTTCCTGTTTCTTTGTCCCATATTTCATATATCAGCGCCTCATATACTCCGTCATCAGACTTGTATGACTGTTTTAAATCTTCAGGCTTAGTGTCAAGTGGAATCTTGTAGCCTAATTCTTCGCCAAAACGCTCACAAAGAGCAGGTCTAGACATATAGACTCTGCGCCATACTGCGGTGACTTCTTCCCATGTGCGAGCAATCGTATGACCAAAGTCTTTCCAATGGACATAATCTACAGGGCAGCACTCATATTCAATTCGTTCAGGATTTTCATTGACCATGCCTTCCATTGTTTCGGCTTCGTCTGAATCTTCAGTAACTTCAAGGCCATCTTCAGGTATGTCGCTAGAATTCTCATCTGCTTCACCTACAATGTGTGGCTCATAACGAACCCAACTAACGCCACGACCACCTAATAAGCGGTCTAAAACGCTGTTATTCATAGCTGACTTATAGTCGCCATAGTGTTCAATTTCAAACTCTAAGGCACGCTCAAGCATCATTGAGGCTACTCTACCTATAGGGTCATTGTCCCTAAATCTACGGCTTACATCAGGTCTTGGAAGTCTTGCAAATATAGCTGGCTGAATGGTTTGGACATTTGACCAAAGTATGTTGAACCGAGCATTAGGATTGCGGTCATAGCGACTATCGTCTTTATACTTTTTTACTATCCTATCAACTCTGGCTTCCCAACGCTTATATGAGCGTTCATAGCCCATGATTGTTTTATACCAATCCTCATAAGTGTGATTGACTGTAGCTTTATCGTTTGCCATAAGTTGCCCTAATGTTGAAATATTTGGCGAAATGTTAGGTTATTTTACTCTTTTCTTAAATTCTTTTATTGATTACTGTCTTAGTTTCTTTCCATAAGTCATTAAGACTGACATCAGTTTGACCTACAAACACGCCTCTAATAGGGTCGTCTTTAGTAATAATCTGCGCTTCATCTTTCCAAGTAAGTGCTAGATAACGAAAAGCATCAGCACCATGAGAAGTCCAATCATGGCGAGGCTTGTCCCTGAATACCTTTTTATCTTCATCATATTCTCGCTGATATTGTCTAAGACATTCAATGCCATCTGCACATTTATGGTCAAACCAAGTGCGTGTTAGGGCTAATCGGCTTGCTTGAATTCCGTCTTGCAGTTTAAGGTTAGGGGCTATCTTGATTGTCTTTAAGGGTATCTTATCGCCTAGTTGTTCGATAACGGAGCGATTGGAAGCAAGGGTCTTTGCTCTAGCGTCATGAGGCAGCCAATGTGTTCCATACACATAACCTCGCTCCTTTTCTCTAGATTGCAATAATCCAGCGTAAAAAGCGACAGGCTGACCATTGCTCGAGTGATAGTCTAAGCAGCGTATTTCACCATGTACCACCTGAAACCACCAAATTGCCGTATCGTCTGAATAACCCAAATCGAAGGCTGTATGGACAGGGAACATAGGGTCATACTCTACTTCCCTTATCCTTCCATCATCGGTAAGTTGGCGCATCTCTTTACCAAAGTACGCTCCTAGAATAGCGCTCTCGAAGTCACACTCAAACTCCTGTAAGTATTGGTCTTCGGTCATTGTCTTGGCAGCGTCTTCTAATTCTGCCTGCGGAAGTAGCTTAGTCTGACTAGCTCTTAAGACTTTGACATACCAGGATGGGTCTTGAGTAGCATTGTTATAGACTTCCCAAAAGGCATTATGACCTTTAGGAGTACCAATAAAGGTAGCCCAACCGCCTCTATCTGTTAGTAATGGGCGAATGACACTTCCAAAGATACTGGGTTTCATGTCCGCATATTCATCTAAGACCACTCCATCAAGGTAAAGGCCTCGCAAGGTATCAGGGTTATCCGCACCGAATAGACGGATTCTCGCCCCATTGACTAGCTCTACCCATAATTCACTCTGGTTTGCTTTAGCCATTACAGGTCTGGAGTAGCTTAGCAAGTAGTCAAAGGCGATTTGTTTAGCCATTGACATATAAGGAGCGACATAGGCATAGCGCCCGTTTTCCTTGCCATCCATTAAAGCCCTGTATATAAGGTCATTTATACAGAGGACAGTCTTACCGCATCGCCTATGAGCTACTATGACACTCCAGCGCTCCGTTCTATCGTGGAAGTCCTCAAAGACTTTGCGAGGACAATAGTCCATTTCTACATTTAATACCCCTTCTTCGCTCATTCGGGGCGCTTCCAGGAAATAACCATTCTTTGAGGAGCTGCTTCATCGCCTACTACTTCTTGCCTTGCCAGCTTGGGTAAGTGGTACTCCATGACTGCTTGAAGCATAAGAAAGGCTTTCTCTGGATTGGGCTGCACTAACCATATGGTATTGCCGTCCTTATCGTATTTGATACACCCTTCTTTATCTGTCTTAGGCACTCCATGGGCTACATCTTCTAACCATGTCTGCATCCTAGGGCTATTCTTATCTACAAACTTAGCTATGGCCTCCCTGGCTATATTAGTGACTTTATTAGGTGTTCCAGGCGGTCTACCCTTGCCAGCATGGGTCAATCCAGGGTATTTCTTAGGGGTTTTAACTGCTGAGCCATCTTCATTGATGGTCATTTCTTTATAACTTTTTGTCATAGGTTTGGAGTTTTCCATACTAAAACAGCATTAAATTGTATTCAATAATTATAAGTCATTGATTTCTATAGGCGCACTATAGCATAAATACAACAATATCAAATATATTTACAAACATAGGGTATATACCTATATTCATAGTGTAGTGATACGCTACAATTCATTCATGCAGTACACATCAACGCAATAAAAGGGGAATCAAATGGAAATTACTTCAAACTTATGCAGTAACGCAACACGCAAGATTGGTTTACTAATTACCAAGGCTTCAGACTTAGGTATGGATATAAGCGGTTATGGTGAGGCCTCAGAGAATACTTCTAGTGGCAATGTCTATCTGTGGTTAGAAGATTACCCATTCACACTCTATATTGGTTTAGGTTCAGACACTATCTATGCTCTATGGTCTAGCCCTATAGATGGTGAAGAGTTAGAGGAAGAGGTAGGCTCTATGTCCTTATATGATTTAGAGGCTTGGGCTTATAAGTTAGAGAATGAAGCTCAAGGGGTTCAATAATGAAGAATTATCAAGCGGTTTTGTTTTCTGTTTTACTTGGCGCAATTTTTTACTTTATTTGGTATTTAACCGCCATCCATTACATTTAAACGCATTACAAGGGCTATTTTAGCTATTTAAGGGGATATTATGGATAAGTACGCATTAACACAAACACGCTGCCCATCATGCGACAAGCGTGAAATGACTGAGTTCAGTCGTTATGAGAATGTTTGCACCTGTGCAGACTGTGGATTTAAGCTGTTTGATTGCTTTACAGCCGAAGAAATGAAGCAAAACAACCTTATTGATTCAATTTACGAAACGCTTTGGGCGATTGAAAAAGACTTAGACCCATATGCCAGGGGTGACTCTATGAATTACACAGGGTATCTAGCAGAAAACGCAGCAGAATTAAAACAACTTGTTTCTAAACTTTTAGGGGAATAACCATGACTACAAAGAAAACAGCAGTAAAGTTACCAGCTAAGAAAGTAACACCAGCCGAGCAAATAGCAAAGCTGGAGATGAATAACGCCATACTGGAGCAAGCTATTTACATGGCCTATGATGACTATGACGAGATGTTCTCAGTTTTGAAATACATCATAGATGATATGGATAAAAAGCCTATCAATGAATATCAAATAAGAAACGCTCTCAAAGCTGTCCGTACTCTTATGATTCATAACCAATACACAATGATGGACTGCGCTGGATTAGAGTACTAATCTTTTATAACTTATAGGGGCTTCGTGCCCCTTTTCTTTTGGCGGTAATTTATGGAATATAACCTTCTACAATGGAGGATAGGGCTAGGGCTTACACAATCGAGCGCTGCAAGGCTTTTGGGAGTGCATAGGGTTACATACACAAGATGGGAAACAAAGGCGCAGAAGCCTCCTAATCATATCGGCATGGCCTGCCTATCTCTCAAACAAATGATGCAAACCTCAAATTGACAGTTTTTTTTGGTGGAGCTTTAGAATTTAAGAAAAATCAACTTAAATTGACAGTTTTTTTTGACTGAGTTTTAAAAGTTCAAATCTTGTTTAACCAACAATATCTGGGTCATGGTACTTGTTCATAGCCTTGGACAATGCTTCTTTACGCTTCATTCTTTCGTTAGCTTTCTTATTCAGAATTCCACAGTCCTCTAGCTCTAATGGAGGATTGTGCTCCTGGCGTTTCTTTTGCTGTTTCTCTAGCGTAGACTCTTTATGAGGTCTAAGCATTGCGTTTTCTGGCGGATAGCTTCTTGTCATGTGTTTCATTACATATCCTTCATTTTCTTGGTAATGACTTCTTTTCTTGTAGGCTTTGCAGTCTTAGCTGATTCTTTAAAATCTGCGGCACTTGGCGCACCTTTGCTACCAGCTTTACGCATCTTTTCGCCAGAGCCATGCTTGATGCGCTCTTGTTTTGCGTGGATATTGGCGTACAAACCAGGTTTCATTTGGTTTCTATGTACTTAGCGTAAGCATCTTCTAACTTAGCTTTACGCTTACCTTTAGCATGGGTACGCTCTTCAGACAATGCAATAGCCAATGCTTGTTTTTTAGGCTTTCCTGCGGCTACTTCAGTTTTGTAGTTCTTGCCGACTGATTGAGCCGAGCCTGATTTGTCCATTGGCATGATGCTTCCTTACTTGAGGTATTTAAGTTTGTAGATGGTAGAGTCAATGAGTTGTTGTATTTCGGCAACAATATTAACTAATTCTTGTTTTTGCGGCAAATCTGAATTAGCTTCATTTACAAAATTCTTCAATGATTCTAAGTACTTAAGTGCGTCTTTAGGTTGATGATAGACGCTTGGAAACTCTTTAATCTGCTCATAGCAGCCCATATAGGCTTCTACATAAGAATCTACTAGCTCAACTATCTCATCATAGTATTTGCCCAATGCTTTGTGTTGGGAATAGGAATTGGTAGACCAATGAAAGAAATGGGTGTTTGTTGCGCTATGCAATAAAGTAGCGGCAAACATAGCGACATTAGGGGTTTCATTCATATAGACTCCAATTCGTACAATTTTACTCTTTTTTTATTTTTCCGCCTACAATTTCAAGTAATTCTAGCTTTCCTGTTACAAAATTGTTTGCTTCTTCATTAGTTCTCATAACAAATACAGGGCCACCTTTCCAATCTTTAAGAAAATCAACTTGGTTTTTATTTAAACCTTTGCGCCCATATTCTGTTTTAGGGTTTTTTATTTCAATTAAATACCATGCTTCTAAATGCCAAGCCAAAATGTCTGGAAATCCTCTGCCTTGCGTAGACATATCTTTAACAACAACTCCACCAGCTTCTAAAATAGCTACTATTTCATTATGGTTTGCGTCTTTTTTGGCTTTTATACGCATAGGATAGGTGGCAAATTCAACATCTCTACATTCTAACGAACAATACTTGCGTTGTTTTTGATAGCTTTTAAATTTGTTATTGCATATTTTGCAAGTTTTAAAGCCAGCATTTGAATAATTAGGGTTTTGACTGCCTTTTAGTCTTGTTTTATATGCTTTTGACATACAATCATAGCTGCAATACTTTTGTCGTTTTTGATGCGCTGTAGCTTTTTTTTCGCAAGCACATTCAGCACATTTCCAAATGCCATAATCTTTTTGTTTGTTTGCTATGTTTGCTAATTCAAGATTTAACAATGCAGCTTTTAATTTATTGGGATTGGCTTTCCTGTTCATTCATATATTATAAATCAGACAAACCAAATGCGTAGCGCTTTAACAACATCCTTCTGATTTTTATCAACTTTTTTAATGTAGGACATAATTCTATGTTAGTGTTTAGCAACTTATAGTATAAGGGGTATTCAATGAGTAGTTATTACTTACCTGATGAAGAGTGGATTGCCCTTTGGAAAGAGTGTGGTTCTGCTGTTGTGATGTCCCAAAAAACAGGCATATCTCAGCGCTCAGTATATAACCGCAGACGCTCAATAGAAGCTAGACACAAGATTGAATTAACTGCAACTGATGACCAACGCTTTGACCCATTGAAAAAGGTAGCTCAAACTACAGGTCATACCCGTAGAGGCATGGAAATAGAAAAAGGTAATGTTATTGTCTTTAGTGATGCTCACTTTTGGCCTGACGATACCACCACAGCGTTTAAAGCCCTGTTAGAAATGATTAAAGAGCATAAGCCTACCGCCATAGTCTGTAATGGGGATGCGCTTGATGGGGCTAATTTAAGCCGCTTTCCACGCCAGGATTGGAATAAAGTCCCAACAGTTAAAGAAGAATTAGAAGCGTGTCAGTATTATTTGGGCGAAATTGAAGCCGTAGCCAAAGGTGCTAAGTTGTTTTGGCCTATGGGAAACCATGACCAAAGACTAGAAATGTCTATCATTGCCAACTTACCTACCTTTGAAGGTGTATTTGGTACTTCATTGCGTGATTACTTTCCTATGTGGCAACCTTGTTGGAGCTTTTGGCTTAATGAAGATGTATGTATTAAGCATCGTTGGAAGGGTGGTTGGACAGGTGGTCGTAACAATGCTGTCAATAGCGGTTGCTCTATGATTACAGGTCACACCCATGTACTTAGTGCTATACCTTTTAATGACTATAACGGCACACGCTGGGGCGTTCAAACAGGGACTTTAGCTGACCCAATGGGGCAACAGTTTAGTTACACAGAGGACACTCCAAAGGATTGGAATTCAGGGTTTGTAATGCTTTCATTTGAGCGCAGCAAAATGCTTCAACCTGAACTGATTAGAGTATGCGGAGAAGATGAGGTAGATTTTCGTGGAAAAATTCATAGAGTATGAAGCTAACTCCAGCTATTCTTAGCAATTTGTATAGTGCTATTTATTGTATGAAACCTTTTGACAGGTGGTCTATGCCATTGCCAGAGGAAATTGAGTTTCTTGTAGACAAAGACCCAAGTGTAATGGGTTCATATAGCTACGATACTGGCGAAGATATAGAACACACAATTATTATTTCGTCTGCTCGCTGTGGTCATTTGGACACGGTAATTCGGGTGCTTTGCCATGAGTGCATACATATGAGCCGTCATCGCACAAATAAATGGACGCACCATGATAAGGAGTTTCGTAAAAGAGCGCTCCGTATTTCGTCTGAATTGGGGTTTGACCCCTTGGAGCTTTAGGTTGAGAATCTTCCATGCAATTCCTTTCTTAATTGAATTGCCAATTCATTAGCTTCTTCGGCAGTTTTGCAATATCCACGCATAATGTTTTTGCCGTTTACTTTAAACCTACAAGCCCAAACTTGTTTATCTTTTCTAAAAATAACATTTTTGTAACCGCTTGTATTTCTATGATTTTTTAAAGTATTCCACATATTTTGTGCTGAGTTTGCTTCACGCAAATTTTTAATTTTATTGTTTTTTGTGTTGCGGTCTATATGGTCTATTTGGCGTGGAAAATAACCATGGTGCATAGCAAAAATTAACCTATGAACGCCATATAAACGCTTATTTATTCTTATTCTGTAATAACCATTTGCATCTAAACAACCAGCTTTATCGCCAATTTGAATACAGTTAGCTAATCTTACTTTCCAATATAATTCGCCATCTTTATAGTCAAATAGTGTGTGCAAATAGTCTTGAGTTAAAATTTGTGCAGTCATGTCAATCTTTCCATTGATTTGATTAGAAGCCCCTATTGGTTTGCAGACCTGTAGGGGTTTTGACCATTATAGCACTATTAAAACTGTAGGCTTATCCATACGGCTATTATAGGCAGTAATATAACTAGCACACCAAAAGCTAATAGGATGTCATTCACACCAGGCTCTCTTGGACTTTCTGTAGTAACGCTTCCTCGGTGGTATTCCATTTTCTTTCAAAACCTTTTCTACCCAAACCGTGAATTCCATTGTTTCCTCTGTGATGTTCAGGACATAAGGGGATAATGGGGCTTGTAGCACGGACACCAGCTCGTCTAATGTGGTGAAGCTCGGCAGGACTGTCTTCATACCCAAGCACGGAACTGCACAATATACAACCGAGTCGGGATACTCGTGCCATATAGTTCTTTTC